CAGGTTCTTTCGTTCATTCGTACCGCCTAGTGACTTCGGGTGTTTGTGGTCGATTGTGAGATTCTCTGTTGTGTGACAGTACCGACACTTCTTTTTCAGAGTGTAGTCAATCATACCCGCTTCTCCATTAACTGTTTCATACCGTAATGATAATATGTTTTTCTTTTTATTTGTGGGTGTCCTGTGGATAGCTAACTCTCAGATACACCCCCTCTATTTCCCTCCTACCATCTTTCAGGTGGGATTCCAGTATGCGTGCAGTAGGACTCATCTAGGGCGGTGACCCTCAGCTAAGATTGTCGGTGGATTTCCACTCGACGCACCGCAGTATTTTTAACCGCCCCAACGAGAAGACTTCTGTTCAGAGGAGGTCGCCCGTTGTTAGGGGTAACATTGCGGGCGCTTTTGCTCTGAACACAAGCCGTGTTCCTTCTTCATCTATTTGGTGACGCGGGTTATGAGAACCGCGCTACTGCAATTTGTACAAAAAAACCACGCGGGTTCGCAATTAAGCGCGCGTGGTGTTGATGAATACTATCAGCGCAAGCCAATGGAAAAGTGTATGCCATCCCGATGACTTGGCTTGCTGTGATAATACTCAATGTATTTGATGACATACTCATATATTATACATGAAGATGTAATGAACATGCAAGCGAAACGGCTGTGGATTACGGTTCCGTTTATTTTCCGTTCCGCTTCTTCCTTAAAAACCACCACGCCCTCGCTGGCTCACACGTTCCATTATGCTTTGTCGCATTCGTATACGCTCTCCGTATCTCCTCTAACGTCCACTTCTCCTTCTCGAATATCCTGTGTATCTGATAGTACTTTCTATCCAATAGTGTAGCAGTCTTTTTAACCCAATCAGCCCACTCCTCACTCTCTGTACGAGTGACTTGAAACAGTGGTAGGTGGTCGAAGTTCATACGAATAGTATATAACTCCTTCAATACTTCTTCATTGTGGATGTGGGGATAAAAAAACCCCTCGTCATGTGAACGAGAGGATTCTTGACTGTAGCTTGTGGGGAACGACCTTGCAAGAAGATAACGTGCCGTCCCCTGGGAAACCCAGAGCTTTGCCGCATTGTCCCCCACAAACCACTGTCTGCTGATGTGCTCTTCTCCCGGCACGTAGAGCTTAAGGTACGTGTGCCGCTTAGGCATACAACCGGGCGAACAACACACCACCGATGATTGGCTCACGACAGGGCGTGCATGCACGGGCAGCTTGTATGTCCTAGGAAACAAACGCCTTCCCCCTGTAGTCAACCAACCATCTACCCTCAATCTTACCACACCCACCAGAGAGTAAAAGAGTGACCTGTGGAAAAACGAAAATCCGCATGGAGGTGCGTATTCTCTTTCCCTTTGCTCTGGGACTAGGTTAGTTTACCACGGCTATCCACAGGTTGCATCTTTTATTGTGGGGATAGATTGGTATGATGGGGGGATATGGAATACAAGATTGTTGAGAGGGATGACCACAACGCAGTACACTCAATAGGCTACCACGACAGACAAAAAGCGCAGGACAGAGTTGATAGTGGTGAGTGTAAAAAGTATTGGGTGAACAAAGAAGCTGAGTTTGTAGTTATTGAATCAAACCCCGCATGACACCCCCTAAACGCAAAGACATCCCCCTGTCTCTCCAAACCCTAGAGCCCATTGAATACACAGTAGACCAACTGAAAGTAATGCTTGAAGTATCACGGTTACAATGTGAAGACTTGCTCCATGCGTTGCGACAGGTGAGGGGTAATGAAGAGGTGACAACACTTATGCCTCTACTCACTCGAACGATACGTGAACGGAACGAACTTGAGTGTCAGTTATTCGATGCTATAAACCACTCAAAACGAATATACAAAGACCCATACGAGTGTTTTTAGTAAGTAAAATATGGTACAATGATAGAAGACCCACGAATACAGAAGCTACGAGACTTCCTCTACTCGCTCAAATTAAGTCACGGAACCGTCAAGACTATTATTTGGGAAGTACGCAGGATATTTGATATAGAATAACGAGCAAGAGCATGAAACTATTTAACTACGAGATACGAAGAGTAACACCGGACGGTGAGATTAAAAACGCAATACTGGACAAAGCCGAGACGAACGCAAAGGCTGGACTATTCACCGCACACCTTGAACTCACCCACCACACGTTCTTACTGGAAGGACTAGAGAACACACTCCCCCCAACAGAAGAAAATAAAGAGGAGTTGGAACGAGAAATCCGTTTGACAAAGGAAGCAATCGAACGAGACAATAAGTCCATTACTAACTGGAAAACCCAGCTAAGAGCAATCGAACATGAGCGCGGCTAATTTATTTCAGAAGGTAGTCGGCTTCTTCACTTCAAAGAAGGAGAAAGAACCAGAAGTACAAGAAGAGACCACAACATTCGAGGAGGTAGCAGAAGTATCACAACCAGTCGTTTATAACCACAGACGTAAACCCCGAAACTATGAGCAAAACAACTAAACGAGTAAACAAAACAAAGGAACAGATTGTCTCTGACCTTAAAATCTCAGCAGACATCTCTACCCAAGAAGCAAAGAAGGAACAGATTAAGACCAGAATGGAAGCACTACGGAAGCTGGAAGAAGAACTCGGTTGCGTATTTGTACCACTCATCCAGTACACAAAGACAGGAAGCCAGACATACATCGCTCCCTTCGATGCACCAGAAGAAGAGACAAAGGAAGAACCTGTGGTATAATTTGAGTATGACAGAAGAAGCTGAAAATCAGCAAGACATCAGCAAAGTACCAAAGCAACTACAACCACACGTCTTCAAGAGAGGACAAAGTGGAAATCCTGCTGGTCGTCCACCAACAAAGACTCTAAAGGAATACGCCAGAGCCTATCTCGCTGGGATGACTGATGAGGAGAGACTTGAATACTTTGAAGGTATGGATAAGAAGGTTATATGGGAGATGGCTGAGGGCAAAGCTGAAGCCGTCATAACAGACCCACAAGGTAACGCACTCCAGCAAGTCCTCGTAAAGATAATCCGTGATGGAGACAAAGGAGACAGTAATTGAAATACCGGAAGAGTTTGAAAGACTCTTTGATACTGATTGGAGAGAGGCCGCTATCTATGGCGGCCGTTTCTCGTTAAAGAGTCACACGGTAGCCCGCTATCTCCTCATTAGAGCAAGAATGGCAAAGACTCGCATACTCTGCGCTCGTGAGTATCAAATCTCTATTGCAGAATCATCCCATCAACTGCTCTCTGACCTTATAAAATACTATGAGCTATGGGACTTCAAGATAACAGACAAGTCCATCGTTAATACACAGACTGGTTCTGAGTTTATATTCAAAGGATTACACCACAACGAGCAGAGTATTAAGTCTATTGAAGGTATCGACATTGCGTGGGTAGAAGAAGCACAGACGATCACCCAGAACTCTATTGAAATCCTCACCCCAACCGTTCGTAAGGACAACTCGCAGATTATATATACATACAACCGCCTCCTTGAAGACGACCCAGTGCATGTTCGCTTGGTGATTGAAGGTCGCCCAAATACGTTAAAGATAAACGTAAACTACGACATTGCGTTGAAATACGGATGGATGCCTGACGTTATCCGTTTAGAGATGGAGTCGGACAAGGAGAACCGCCCCACGCTCTACAAAGTAAAATGGCTTGGTGAACCATCGTCAGTAGAGGGTAGGATTTTCAAAGATTGGCAAATGATTGAGGAGATACCGCATGAAGCCAAGAAGATTGGTCGCGGGTTAGACTTCGGGTATTCAGTAGACCCTACAGCGTGTACTGATATCTACGAATACAATGGCGGGTACATTCTTGATGAGCTTATTTACCGAAAGGGAATGAGTAACAGTGAAATCGCAACCGCTCTCAAAGAAGGAGATATCCTCACGGTAGCAGACAGCGCAGAGCCAAAGAGCATAGATGAATTGAAAGCGTATGGAATCACTATTGTCCCCGCAGAAAAAGGAAAGGATAGCGTTCTCCACGGCATCCAACTCATGCAGGACTTACGAATAAGCGTAACCGCTCGCTCACAGAATCTATGGCAAGAATACTCACGCTTAATGTGGGACAGAGACAAGAATGGTGTGTGGCTGCAACGTCCTGAGAACGGGAACGACCACGCAATCGACGGTGTTAGGTATTACCTCCAACGTCATTTGAAGAAGAATGTAAACGACACCAAAGAGTTTTACGACAATCTAAAGATGCGGAAGTTTGGGTATCGGTTCGCTTCACCAAAGAGCAAACCCCGCGCAGGACTTCGCTAGTTGTACACACTAGGCTCTTGCACATGATATAATTATACGAAACTATCCCCATGCAAAATGCAAATATACGAATTCGTTGAGGGCGCTAAACAATTTTATGAGACACGAACAATACCCCTGCAATCAGGTGATGACTTTGTCTCTTCTTCTGGTGCATCGAAGGGAGCGATGTATGTCTGGCTTCCTGTCTTTGTGTACTGGATGAGTGGTACAAATACGCTACCGAGTTCTTCTTCCAGCTTCCGTAGTGCTTCCATTCTGGTCTTAATCTGTTCCTTCTTT